CTGGTTTAATTTCCCCACCAAACGATTCGAGAAGCCATGAAAACGACTGAGAAGCCCTCAAAAGGTCACCAAACGCCCGCAGAAGCCCTCAATAGCCCTCAAACGGTTTTGGGTAGGGACGCAGACCTGCAAATCCCGCTAATCGGCGTACAAACCCCCCGAATTCACACGCCACTGAACGATTTACCTTCACGCGGGGGTGAATTGATCGACTTGGCGACCAGTTTGAAGATCGATCTTATGGAATGGCAGAAATTCGCGCTTATTCACACACACAAAGTCAAGCCTGACGGACGCTGGGCTTCACCCGTGAACACCATTGTGGTTGCACGTCAGAATGGCAAATCCTTTTTGCAGCTGATCAGAATCCTGGGCGGTCTTTTCCTATGGGACGAAAATCTGCAAATTGGTTCGGCGCACCGCCTTTCCACGTCGCTGGAACAGTTCAGGGCAATGGTTCAAATCATTGAAGGCAACGACAACCTGGCAAAACAGGTCAAGAAGATTCGCTGGCAACACGGCGGTGAGGAAATCGAAACCCTGACGGGTAACCGCTTCATTGTGCGTGCGGGCGGTTCGGCTGCCCGTGGTGTTTCCCGACCTTCGACAATTCACTTGGACGAATTACGCGAAATGAACGACATTGAGAGTTTTGCGTCGCTTCGCTACACACTCATGGCTGCGGCAAACCCAATGGTTATGGCATACACAAACGCGGGCGATTCTTCCAGCGTTGTGTTGAACCAGTTTCGTGAACGGGCGTTGGCAAGCATTGCAGGCGTTGACGACGACATTGGGTATTTTGAATGGTCAGCACCGACCGACGAAATCAGCGTGGAAAACGCACGGCACGCCAATCCTTCAATGGGCACACTGATTCACGCCGACAACATCAAAAGCGTATTGAACGACCCTGCCGACGTTGTCATGACTGAAGTGTTGTGCCGTTGGGTTGTGGCGATCAACAGTGCCGTCGATTCTGCTTCATGGGGCAATTGCCTGGACAAAGCAGCTGACCTGGACATTGACAAATTGACCTGGTTGGCGATCGACCTTTCACCCGATAGACGCCACGCCAGTTTGGTCGGCGCGCAGAAATTGCCGAACGAAGAATTTGTGGTGAAGTTGTTGCACACCTGGCAAAACGATCTTCAACTGGACGATAAGGCAATTGCAAACGACTTGGCAGATTACGCGCGAAAGTATCCGACGGAATACGTCCTATACAGTCGAAAGACCAGCGCAGCCGTAGCCGCGCGCCTTGCACCTGCTGGAATCCCGATTTTCGACATGGACGGGGTCTATCCACAGGCGTGTGACGAAATGCTGAGTGCTATCAATAGCGGTCGGTTAAAACACAGGGGGCAGTCACAGTTGTCCGAAGAAGTTTTGGCGGCAGTTCAATTGCGTCGTGGTGACGGTGGCTGGGTTATCGGGCGCAGGGCGTCACAGTCGGTTGTTTGCGGTGCGGTGGCAGTTGCCCTTGCAACACACTTCGCGACACGCCCAGACAATGATCTTGACATCATGGTTGGTTGATCGTATAAGCCTGACACAATTTGCACATGGGTTTATTTGATCTATTTGTGCCAAAGGTTGCGGCTGCCGTTCCAGCTGCGCCTTTGGACGTTGACGCTTCACTTGCGCCGTATTTTACTGAAAACAATAATTTCTTCCTGTTCGGCATACAAAATGCCAATCGTGCTGAAGCAATGAGTGTGCCAACAGTTGCCCGCGCATTAGGAATCATTCAAACGATTTCCTCATTGCCAATGCACACACGCAATGAAGCAACAGGGGAGAAGGTAACGCAACCGCGCGTGATCAATCAGCCTGACCCACGAATCCCAGGTTCAACCTTTTGGGCATGGATAATTTCAGATTTATTTTTCCACAATTCTGCGTATGGCTACGTTATGGAACGTTATGCCGACACTGGAAAAATTCGCGCAATGGAACGTGTTGCACCTGAACGCGTTTCAATCACAACAAACGCCAATGGAACAGAAATTGATTCTTACGAAATCGACGGCACGCCCGTTGACCCGACAAACCTGGTTGTTTTTCCAAACACGCAAGAAGGTTTGCTTGCACGCGCAGGTCGCACAATCAAAGCGGCTGCCGCACTTGAAAAGGCTTCAATGAATTTTGCCAATGAACCAATACCGCAAATGGTTTTGAAATCAAATGGCACATCACTCCCAGCAGACCGCGTTGCAAAATTGTTGTCATCATGGCGCACCGCCCGCAGCAACAAATCAACCGCATTTTTAAATGCTGACGTAACACTTGAAACAATTGGTTATGACCCAAAGAATTTGCAGCTGAATGAAGCCCGCAATTACGTTGCGCTTGAATTATCACGCGCATGCGGTTTGCCTGCGTACTTTACTGATTCGCAACAGTCCAGTTTTACGTATTCCAACGCCTTAGACAAAAGGCGCGACCTGGTGGACTTCGCTTTTAGAAATTACATGTCCATAATCGAACAACGCCTTTCGTTTGCTGATTTCACACCAGCAGGCAACAAAGTCATGTTTGATCTTGACGATTTCCTTCGTGGCAATCCTTACGAACGCGCGCAGGTCTATGAAATCTTAAATCGTATCGGCGCAATGTCGATCGAAGAAATACGCGAGGAAGAAGACATGTTGCTATGAAAAAACTGATCACACCCATTGCAATCACGGCTGCTGATTCAAACAGTCGCACAATCACAGGGCGCATTGTTACATTTGAAGAAACTGGCAACGCGTCAATAGGTAAAGTGCAGTTTGCAAAGAATTCAATTGAAGCGACCCCGGTGCTTCTTAATCTTGAACACGACCGCACCCGTCGCATTGGCAAAACACTTTCAATTCAATCAACCGATCAGGGCATTGACGCAACATTCAAAATTGCCGAAACAACTGCGGGCAATGACGCATTGGTTGAAGCAGCTGAAGGTTTGCGTGACGGTTTCAGTGTTGAAGTTTATTTTGACGAATACGAAACACTGAAAGACGGAACAGTGCGCATTTTGAAGGGTGAAATGACTGGTGTTGCATTAACGTCAGAACCTGCCATTCGATCAGCACGCGTTGCAGAAGTAGCAGCGACAGAAGGCGAAACAGAAATTTCAGATTCGACAATCGAACCTGAAGCACAACCAACAGAAGGAGAAGACGAAGTGGAAGACACCGTCAAAGACGCTTCAACCGCCGAAACGGTAGAAGCCGCCCAGTCAGTAACCGCAAACGTAAATGCTGCGGTCGGTGGTTGGACAACTAAGCCACGCTTAGAGTTCACCGCCGCTAAGTACCTAGAAAACACAATCCGCGCTTCATTGGGTGACGAGAATGCTCGTCAGTACGTTGCAGCAGCAGACGACACAACAGACAACGCAGGTTTAGTTCCTACACGTCAGTTGACTGAAGTAATCAATGGACTAGCAAACACGACAAGAAGTGCCGTGGACGCGATCAGCCGTGGGGTCTTGCCTGACGCTGGCATGTCTTTTGAAATTCCAAAGATCACAACAATGCCAACAGTGGCAGAAACTGCCGAAGCAGGCACACCTTCAGAAACTGATCAGGCTTCAAGTTTCCTTTCAGTATCCGTCAAGAAGTACGCAGGACAACAGACATTTTCCGTTGAATTGCTTGACCGTACTTCACCGCTATTTTTCAATGAGTTATTGACAAACATGTCAGCAGCGTACGCAAAAGCAACAGACCTAGCCGTCTACACTGCACTTGCAAGCGGTGCAACAGCCGACTCAACAACACTGACAACATACCCAACCGCAACTGAATTGCTTGGTTTTGTTTCACGCGGTGCTGCTTCAGTTTATTCGAACACACAGGGATTCGCGCGCAACATTCTTGCGAACACTTCACAATGGGCAAATTTAATGACATTGGCGGATTCAGGGCGTCCAATTTACATGGCTGCACAACCTTCAAACGCGGGTGGTTCAGTTCGTCCAGATTCAATTCGCGGAAACGTTGCGGGACTTGATCTTTACGTCACTGCAAACGTACCGTCAGCAAATGACACTGACAAAGATGATTCAATGCTAATCATCAACCCAACTAGCTATACATGGTATGAATCACCAACGTATCGCCTACGCGCTGACGTTATTGCTTCAGGTCAGGTTTCAGTTTCAGTTTACGGATACGGTGCAATTGCAACGAAAATCGGTGCAGGCGCATTCGGTATTAATAAAACCTGATAACTAACCCCCACTAATCATGCGGCGGGTTCTCCCGATCTCGCCGCAGCCGATCGAAAGGAAACGGACATGCCAGTCATTGTCACTGCAAGCCAATTGCGCACGGTGCTTGGCGTGTCCGTTTCACTTTATTCAGACAGTTACCTGGACGAAATTATCAACACCGCTGAAGCCGTCATTTTGCCCATGCTAGTTGCAAACACTTCAGCCGTTAACGCTTACAAATTAGAATCAAACACTGCTTATTTTTACACCGCCCGCGAACACCATTTTGTTGCTGGTCAGTCAGTCATTGTTGCTGGTTTGCCTGCGCCATTTACTGCAACACACACCGTTGTTACCGTCACGCCTTATTCATTCACCGCTGCATTGACTTCATCAAATGTCACATTGCGCGACATAATTCCGACGGGCACTGCAACACTTTCAGGCTATTCAGCAGCTGATCTATACGCAAACACACCAGCAATTGAATCTGCAATTCTTGCGGTTTCAGTTGAAGTATTCCAGTCACGCGTTGCAGCAGGCGGTCAGATCGAAGGCGTAGATTTTGCTTCAACGCCTTATCGAATGGGTCGAAGCCTGACCAACCGCGTGTCCACGTTGCTTATGCCTTACCTGGACGTTGAAACGGTCGTTCAATAAGTGCCAGCCAACGCCGTATCCGAAACCCGTGCAGCCCTAGCAAACGCCTTCAGCGCGCTATCTGCCAACGTGTACCCAAGCGTTCCCGAAGCACCAATTCCACCCGCGATCGTGGTCGTACCCGATTCGCCTTACATGGAAGTTGTGTTGATCGGCAAGGCTTCAACAAAGGTCAAAATCAATTTTGCCATTACGGCGATCGTTGCTTCAAATAGCAATGCAGGTTCACTTGATAACCTGGAAAAACTCATCATAGGAATTCTTGCGGCAATGCCCGCAGGATACGTTGTTGGCGTTGTTGAAAAGCCGACAGTTTTGGAAGTAGGTCAAAGTCCAATGCTGGTGGCAGACATAAACGTTTCGACGTACTACACACAAACAACATAGGGGACAAAATGCCAACGACAATCATAACTGGTCGCGATTTAGTCGTGACCATTGCAACCGTTAACTACGACGCGCAGGCGACCAGCGCAACACTTGCAAATTCACCAACCGTCGAGACTTACCAGACACTTGACGGCAAGGCTTACAAGCACATTGACGACCAGTGGACTTTCGATCTTTCAATGCTTGCAGACTGGGGCGCGTCAGGTTCATTATGCGAAGCATTATGGACTGCATGCGAATCAGCACCAAACACAACATTGGCAGTTTCAATGACTGCGGTGACTGGTGCAGTGTTTGCATTCAACGTCATGCCAGTATTTCCAGCAGTCGGCGGGTCAGCACCTGACGCGCAGACAGTTGACCTATCATTCATAGTGGTGGGAACACCTACTGAAACATTCAGTTAAAAACTAACAATCGGGAGACAAAATGAAACTACCAATCACAATTGAATACAATAACGGCGACCAAATCACCTACACGGCAGCACCGCCTGAATGGGTGAAGTGGGAAAAGCAAACGGGTAACACCATTGCCCAGGCGCAGGAAAAGATCGGAATTTCCGACCTGGTATTCCTTGCCTATCACGCCATGAAGCGAGAAGCAGCTGGCAAGCCAGTCAAGCCAATCGAAGCATGGACGGAAACTATTTCCGAAGTGATCGTCGGTGAAGCAAACCCAAAAGTTACCCAGTCGGAAGCCTTAGCAGAATAGTTTGGGAGATAGCCCTGGCAACAGGGCTATCACCAAATGAGTTTGAAAGTGCCGAAGACATTTTGACGGTCATTGAAATTTTGGAAAGGCGGGCAAATGGCTAAGGAAGCAATTTCCTACGACAAAGCCGAATTGCGTGCCATTTTGCGATCGTTCAAAGCAATGGACGAAGAAGCAACCCAGCAAGCAAAAGAAGCCACCAGCGAATTGGCTGAGTACGTTCGGGGCAAGATTATTGCAACCGCTAATCAATCTACCAACCGCGTCGCGCCCAAAATCGCCCAGGGTTCAAAGGTTTCAAAGTCGTCAAAGATCGGTGAAATTTCATTTGGTTTTGCTGCCCAAAAATTAAGCGGTGGCGGTACGACTCAACAGGTTTGGGGCGGTTACGAATTTGGTTCAAATCGTTTTAAGCAATTCCCAGTTTGGTCAGGTCGTGAAGGTCGCGGTTCACGCGGTTGGTTTATCTACCCAACGCTTCGAAGCGCACAACCTGAGATCATCAAAAAATGGGAAGAATCATTTTCAAAAATAGTTAGGAAGTATGACTAATGGCTGGCAGTCGTACCCTTAAACTTTCGATTCTTGGCGACGTTGACAATCTTAACAAATCGCTGAAAACCGCAGGCGGTGACGTTGATTCATTTGGCGACAAGATTGGCAAGGCTGGTGTAAAGATCGGCAAGGCGTTTGCCGCAGCTGCTGCCGCTGCTGGTGCCGCCGCAATCGCAATTGGTATTGAAGGCGTAAAGGCTGCGATAGCCGATGAAAAAGCACAAACACAATTGGCACTGGCGTTGGAGAATGCAACGGGTGCAACCCAGGCACAAATTAAAGCAACCGAAGATTCAATTCTTCAAATGTCATTGGCAACTGGTGTTGCTGACGACGAACTGCGCCCGGCACTTGGTCGCTTGGTTAGATCGACGGGCGACATTACAAAAGCGCAAGATTTACTTTCAACGGCGTTAGACATTTCAGCGGCGACGGGAAAACCTGTCGAAGCGATCGCCGTTTCGCTTTCCAAAGCATACGACGGGAACACGGCTGCCCTGGGTAAATTGGGTGTTGGCTTATCAACTGCCGAACTCAAAACAATGTCATTTGAACAGGTTCAAGGTCGCCTGACTGAATTGTTTGGTGGGGCAGCAGCCAAAAACGCAAACACTTACGCGGGACAAATCGCACGCGTTCAGGTTGCCTTCGACGAAGCGAAAGAAACGATCGGCGTTGCGCTGCTTCCAATCCTTGACACACTTTTGAAATTTATCAATCAAAACGCATTGCCAGCAATCCAGGCATTTTCAAAAGCCTTCAGCCTGACCGACGGTGAAGGTTTTGGCAAGGTAATTACCGACGTTGGCACGACATTGAAAAAAACATTTACACCAATCATTGAAGGCGTAAAGTCGGTTTTTGATAGCGTCAAAACTGCGGTCATGAATAGCAAGGACGAATTCAAAGCATTTTGGGACGTAGTCAAATTCATTGCGCCGTTGGTCGGTAGGGCAATTGGCGATTCATTGAAAGTTGTCGGTGACATTGCTGAAATTGTTATCACAATCATTGGCAAGGTTTTGGGTGCGATCAAACCATTGCTGAACACTGCCATTGACGGAATCAATGCAATCATTAAGGGATACAACGCAGTGCAGTGGGGCAAGGACGTGCCGCTAATTCCGAAGATCGGTGGCGGTTCAACCGCGACGGGCGCATTGGGTAACTTCTCAATGTCAACGGGTGGGGTTATGGCAACCACGGGCGTGACAACTGGTGGTGGGGTTACTACTTCAACCAGCGGTGTGACACCTGGCGGTGCAACTGGTTTGACACCTAGTGGGGGCAGTGCAACAGGTGGGGTTGCGACAGTTGCCAAAAAAGCAGCTGAAGCAATCACCAACATTGCAGGCGCATTCGATAACTTCACTAGTGGCACGACAACCCTGGCAGGTATTGAAGCGGCTTCAACCAGCGGTTTCCCATTTG